GTCACCCTGGTCGCCTTGCACTCCTTGCGGGCCAGTCTCACCCTGAATACCCTGTGGCCCTTGCACAATACTATCTGCACCAGCAGGGCCAGTATCGCCTTGGATGCCTTGAATACCCTGTGGGCCTTGTGGGCCGGGGACTGTACTGTCCGCACCAGTGAGTCCTATCGGGCCTTGTTCGCCTTGTGGCCCAACAAGCGATATACCTGCACCCCACACACCCGCTGCCTTTGGGCCGTAGATGAGCTTGGTAACAGTGTCGATGTAGAAGTCGCCGTCTGAGCCTTCTGTGGTCGGGGCGACAACGCCGTTTAATGTGGCTCTACCTTCTGGGCCTTGGGGGCCGGGTACTGTACTGTCAGCACCGGCTGGCCCTGCGTCCCCCTGCGGCCCTTGCGGCCCCATTGGCCCTTGAGCAGTTTCAACTATCTCGACCTCGACCTCGGTATCAACAATGAGCACCTCGTCGCCGTCAACCGTGATCGTCTCGATACTCATCGCGTCACCTCTGGGCTAATAGTCACCGTACCTTCGATTAGGCGGCGGACTGCGCCCCCAGGGTAGACCATCTCAAGATCGTAGACCGCGCTCTTCTGAGTGAGGGCGGCGGTCTGCACGGCAGTTGCTGCAATATTGATCGTCCCCAGTACGCCACCCAGCGTGATGCCGCCGTTCTCAGTGGTCAGCTCTAAGAGCACTGTTGACGATGTAACTGTTTGGCGAAGCTGCATCCGTGCGGTGAAGCCAGTTATGTCGACAGGGACCGGCGTTGGGTCTCCGGCTTTCCAAGTCAGCGACTTCACGAAGTCACTTCCTTGGTCGATTTTCAGTTTCAGTTTGGCTGCTGGCATTAGATGCCTCCGTATGTCACGACGCTTGTTGGGCGGTTCAAGCGACTCTGCTCGTCCCTGGCCGCTGCGCAGTATTCTTTGTGGCGGGCTTTGTACTTCTCCGAGGCGTTCTTGTCGTAGGTCTCAGAGTCCTGCACGTCATACGCCAGGTGCTTGGCCCAGTTGAGCAGGTAGCGGTGGTGGCGCTCGTCGATCTCGAAGTCGTCGCCGACCTCGACAGTAACTGGAAGGCGGAACACGCGCAGCTCGATCGACGTGGCGACGACTGGGCGCGGCCAGAGCCGCAGATTGTTCTTCTCCATCCCAGTGATGAGGGCCTGGGGAATCCCCTGCTGTCCGGCGAATGTGATGCCGGCCAGCGCAGCTTTCTCGAACGCAAGGACAGAGACGTCGCGCCCAGTGCCTAACTCGATGGCGCCACGAATCTTGAGGATCTTCTGATCCAGCGGGTACCACTCCTCGTCTGGCGTTACGGCGACGGAGAAGCTACGGGAATCTTCGATCCCGTAGGTATCAATACAGAACTGCTTCTGCGCGGCGTCGATATACCCATAAATCAGGGCATCTGACCAGAGATACGGGAGTTCTTTGTCGACGACCTCTTCACGGAAGAGGGCGAGCAGTTCTGTTGTGGTCATGCTGGTGCGATCTCATTCTGCCATTTGGCCCAAGCCAAATCGCGTTCTTTGCCGTCCATCTTCCAGCCGAGTTCTTTGGCCAGAGGGGCTGCGTGGGGGACGCCGGCGGCGTTGAATTCTTCGCGCTTGTTGCGCAGGGTGATCGCTTCGAAAGCAACAACGGCTGCTTCATATCGGCTCTTTGCGTCCGACGGGACGAGGACTTCGCCCTCTTTGACTTCCACTGGGATGTCCTCTTCTGGGATGCATCCAAGAGCCAGCAGCTCGTCGTGCATGCCTGGGGCGCACAACGTGGGTACCCCTTTTTTCAGGAAGGCGGATAGGCCACAAGTCGAAGCAACGGTGATATCACGGTGGGAAATATAACGCATGGTGCTCTTTCAGTTAAGTTGTAAAAAAGGGGCAGAACCCTTTCGAGTTCTGCCCCTATTCTAAGACAGAACTTAACTGATCTGCACTTCGCTGACGCGGTTATCGATGGTGTACATCACGCGTACGCGGGCCTTGCCGGCCGTAGCGTTAGCCACGGTGTAGCCGATGGTCGCGCGCACGTTGGCACCGGCTGCGTTCGACTGCAGGGCAGACGTCAGCAACAGAGGCGTACGTGTATTGGCAGCAGCCATCAAGCTGGTGGAACCCAGCAAGCTGGTGGTCGCGCCAGCGATACCGAGTGTGATAGTGGCCGCTGTCGAGCCGGTGACGGCTGTTTCAACGATCAGTTCACCGCCAACGATCACAGCACCGACTGGCAAGGGGATGCAGTCGAATACGATGGTGTTGGCAACCGGGCCAAGCAATCCAGCCTCGCCAGGGTCTTTCGACGCGGCTACGGTGGACCCGAGGGTCTTTTTGGTCAGATCGACCGAGTCAACCACCCAATCGTTGAAGTCAAAATTGAATTCAGCGACCAGGGGAGTTTGCGCTGTGCGCGAGGCGAGTTTCTTCATGTGTTTTCTCCTTATTGAGCCACGTAGCAAGAGATCACGCCGAAGTCTTCGACTGCGTTACCCTCGTAGATGTTGCCGAACTTGGGCTTCAAGAAACCGAGCATCTTGCCGACCGAGATCGACTGGCTGTTTTTGAAGTCATCCTCGTCCTCTTCCCAGTACGGGGCACCGATGTCGGCCATGGCCAACGCTTGCGCACCGCAGAACAACACTTGGGAACCGAGCAAGTTCAAGCCGGCGCCGTACATGTTGGTACCAGAGATACCGCCAGTACAGTTAGGAACGTGACGGAACTCGTGCAGGGTAATGCCGTCCACAGTCACAGCGCCGCCAGAGAACTGTTTGTCGTTCACTGAGGAGTTCTGGCTGTAGCGCAGGTTCGCCTGGTAAGTTGGGTCAAGCTTCAGACGGGACATGGCTTGTGGCGTCAAGAACGCGTGGTACATGTCGTTGCCGCCGTCGCCGCCAACACCGCGCATATAGCGGTCCTTGGCATAGGCCTTCAACTGCACAAACATTTCCCAGGCCGGGAAGTCAGACGTAGCATTGGCACCTGTGTTGACGATGTCGGCACTGGTGTTGTTGCCGGTCACGTTGGTCTTCAGGGTCTTGTTGACGTTGTCCCAGCGGGTCATACGGCGAGTCGATGGGGCTGTCACATCAGCAGCGAACTCCAGATACTGAAGATCGGAACCGACACGGGCCGCGCCGTTTGGTTTGTAAGCGTAGCTGATGCCGCCCAAAGTCTGGAATGCCATCTGATCCATACGGTCTGCCAGCCAGTAGGCCAGGACGTTTTTGGAGTTCTGACGGAAGCTAAACACCGACTTTTGCTCTGCCATGCGGCCTTCATGCTTGTTAGCATGACGCAGCTGGTCATAACGAATGACGTGTTCAAAAGTCTGCATCCCTTCTTCGTTACCCTTGAGGGTACGGTCACCTGCCACACCGTCGCCGAGCAAGTCAGCAAGCAGCGTAACGACTGCGCGGGTACCTTTGGTGCCCTTGGTCAGTTCGGTAACGTGGTTGATCAGCGCGCCGTTGCCTTCGCCCAGGAATTGACTGGTAAACGATTTGTTGCGGGCGTTCTTCCAGAGGTCCATCCCCCAGATTGTTTTCTGCTCGTTGGTGAGCAAGCCTAAGTTAGTCAGCATGGTAGCTTCCTTATAACGAGTAACACAATAACTCTGTTCGAGTCCCTGCGCCGTATATCGTCACGACTAACGAAGTTTTGGAGCTGCTGTCGTGAGCTACCAGACCGATGTAGTTAATGTACAACAAAAAAAGTTATTTTGCCAGGTAGCGTTCTATTTTTTTGATGTCGATGACGTGTCTTGAAGCCTTTTCTCCCAGCGTAACAAGCTCTTCTCGACACTCTCCGAATACGTCTCGGAGGGTAACGGCTGTGACAAGACAGGCATCGTGGCCGGATCTAGCACGATCAACGGCCGTGTCGGCAGCTGACTGCACCCGCTTAGAAGTGTTGCGGCTGCGAGCAAGGAGGTCGCGTAGGCGTGTTTCATTGTTGGCGGCATCCAACTGAGCAGCGGCAAGCACGCTTTGACGCTTCTGCTCCAGAACAAATAGTTCGCGTTCTTCAGCCGCATGCTGTTCGACATGTTGTTTTTCGTGTGCATCTGCTCTCCAATCTTGAATTTGCCAGGCAGCGCCGAATGACATAGATGCCACGATGGCAGCCGCGGCGCCCAGGACTGGCAGGCTCGGGATCATGCCCGGCCTTGCCGGCGGAGGTTGAACCGCTCCCACGCGATGTAGCCGACGGCGCACAGAGTTACCCCCAGCATCATCGGGACGGCAAAGTCGCCCAATGTTGAGAAGGACTCTTTAGTCTTGTCCACCATGTCCGTGATCGCGGTGACGATCGCCGAAACTGTTGTAGCTCCAGCAACGACGCTGGCCTGAGTGATCGTTGACTGGGTCATCGGTTTCTCGGGTATCACCTCCTGCGGCATAGGCGGGGTGCCGGGGTAGTCGTGCTCGGGTGTCATGAACAGCGCCCCTTCGCGCGCGCGGCGTGCTACCAGCACTGGTT